ATTTCAAGAACAGATTTTGAAGGAGACTGTTCATATATTTTTTCAGTCTGTTTATTTTCAAGATCTTTTATTTTTTGACGAACCGCCAAAATATCGTTTTCAAGTTCTGGATCATTTATACTTACAAGATAAGCTTCTTCTTTTTTAAGTTCATCAAGTTTTGAAGTTTTCTTTTTTTCGTCAGCCATTTATTTAAGCTCCTTCAAAAGTGATTCAAGAAGAGACCTATCCACTCGACCTTTATTTTTCGTCGTAACGTACGAATTAGAAATGTCAGCAATAGCAGCGTCCCATTCACTTGGCTTAGCAAGCCCCTTTTTAGCCCTTGACACAAACAAAGACTTAGACCTTAATTTTTCAAGTACCCCGTTCTTAAATTCTTTTTCTGCATTTGCTGCCGCTTGTGCGGCGGTTTCTGTACCACTCATCACTTTTTGTCCAGACTCTTTCACTTGAGGGAGTAATGTCGATTTCCAATTTTCAGGAATCGAGTCTACGTCAAGGGTCCCGTCTTTATTTTTTCTTAACTGACCTTGCGCAGACATTTTGTTCACAAATCCAAGGACCAATGATTTTTTGTCATCGTCTGAAATTTGTTGAGATAATGCAGTTTGCAATTCCTCAAAAGTCACAGGAGATTTTTTTGAACTAGACGTGGTTTCCGAAGAGCTCAATAGCAATGCGACTTTTTCGACATCATCTTCAATGCCGTTATTGTTTTCATCGTTTTCGACGGGGCCGCGTTTTCCTGAAATCTTTTTCAACGAAGTCCAGGCACTCATTGCTTTTTCTTTGTCTTCATTCGAGAGCGTATTTCCTTGGTCTTTGTACCTTGCAAACAACTGTTTGAGCGTAAATGCGTAAGACTCAGCGTCTGCGCTGGCCTCCTGCTCCTTTTCTTTTCCAATAGACTCTTTGTTCGCCTTATTATTTTCAACGTTCTGCATTGCCGCGCTTGAGCCTGTGCGGGTGTATTCTTCACGCGCCGCCCGCTCTATATCCGAAAGGCCTTCTCCGGTCTTTATGGATTCAAGCTCTGCAGTCTTTTGGTATATCTGATCTTCGATAACACTCATTTCGTTTTCAACGCTTTTGAGTTCAGACTCCAAAGCTGGCAAATCGCCAACGGCATTTGTCGTCCCAGTCCCAAAAGTTTCGGCATAGTAGTCTAAATTGTTTTCGTTCATACGGCTACGCCTCCATAAGAAAATTCATTATCATTTGTTTCTGTTTCTGACGGGGTGCCCGCAGAGTCAATAGGAGATTGGGATTTTTTAAGATCTGAAATTCTTGCAATAAGATCAATTCTTTTTCCACTTAGTGTGTTATACTCTTTAGTTAATTTGTCTATATCGGATTGAATGGCAGTAACTCGTTTTTTATCTCCATCAGAAAGTAACGCCTCTCTTTTTTCTCTTTCTTTTTTTAGAGCGTTAGATTCCTGGAGCTTTGATATTTGTTCACCAACATTTAAGATACTTGCAGAACGATCCCTAGCTTCACGCTGAGTAGGAGCATTTGCAAAAGCAGCACCATAATTTTGAAATTGTAATGGCATTTTTGATACTCCTTAAAATAAACTAGACACAATACCAAATACGCCAGAGTCGGCAGTGCCAGCGTTTGCGGCGGCTTGCTTAGCTGTGTTAAGTGCATTATATCCAGCTTGCTGCGCACCTAACGTATCCTCAAATTCGTTTTGCTCATTTTGAGACACGGCATTTGATACAGTTCCAAGATTCGTCAATTGAGTATTGGTAGCATCTGATAAAGCATTTAATTTGTTTTGATTTTTGTCAATGTAGTCGCTGTACTCCTGATACTCAGAAGCCCTATCCGTATTGTATTGAGTTAAAGCATCATTATAAAGCTCTTCGTTTTTATCGGCTACATCAGTGGCTATTGCTGAAGCGGCCCCAGTACCGCGCCCAATGCCAGCACCAGAGGCCATTTGTTGAGTGGTCTTTGCAGTAGCATCAATTATTTTGTCTTTATTCGGATTGTAGAAATCGTCTACGGTTTTACCATAATCAAATTCACCAAAGTCATACGCGTAATCGCTTGGATTATACTCACGAAGCGCACTATAATATGAGTCTACATCCGCGCTTGATGTATTTTTAGAAGTGCTATTATTTGCGTAATAGTTTTTAATAGAATCGGAAATGGCCCGGTTCTGAGATTCAACAGTGTCTACGTTTGCATTTGCTTTTGATTGAGCTTCTTTGTTCCCAAAATAATTAGAAACAGCCGTAAGACCTACATCTTTATCTGCATCCTGTGCAATCTCTGAAATTATACCTGCTACGGCCATGAAGGACTCCTACTTGTAATTGAACGAAGCAAAAATAGATTGCCCCGCGCTTACTGTTAAAACTAAAGCGGCATTTGCCGCAATCAAAACGTTTGACATTCCATTTGAGCTATTAACTTGTATGTAAAACGCATCATGTTCTGGAAGCTCTATATTCAATGAGACTGAAGCGGTTGCAATTGAAGATGTAATAAGGCAAAGGTCTTTAAGAATTGTTATACGAACAAAGTCACTTTGATACTTATACCATTTGCCCTTGAGCATTTCTTTCATCGAATTATTTTCTGTATAAGAAGAAAGAGTTCCAATATTTTTCCAAATAGAAGATGGCATTAAAACCTCCCGCATTCGGTATAAAGTATTTTAGCGCTCATCAAAGTAAAGTCGATATTTTCAGAACACGATATTTCAAAGTTCCAAATGCGTCCCATCCCGAGCCGTGGAAACTCTGTAACGTAGCTGTATTGACCCTGCCGACCCATATAGCCAATACGTTCGTTGTTGAACGTGGTTCCATCTTTACTAAAGCGAAGCATTAATTTAGGCTTTATGAGTACCGAATCTGTATAGCCATTGTTAATAAAAAGCATCAGGCTATCAATAGTGATAGGCGAGTAGTCTTTCATGATGGCACCACAACGTCTAAGACGAATCATTGTGTTCCCATCGTGTTCCGTCCATTTCGTTGTGGACTGGCGAACTAACGCTCCATTGCACATAAAGTAAATCTTGCCGTCGTGTTGAACGGCGTACTTATAACGCCATGCATTATCAATATTTTTATTAGGATCCGTTGAAACCCGATCATGCCAGCGATCTTCGTTTACATCATAGACAAATGTTTTATTGTCAGTGATGAATGTGATTGAATAAAATACGTGCGAATTTTCCATCCACACCTGACCGATCGCGTCCGAAGGATTTGCCATCAAGGAAATAGCACGTTCAATATCTGGGTTTGAAATACGAGAAACTTCGTTGATGTTTCCCATGTAAATTCCGTTATTTCCAATATCAGAAGACCCAACCCAAAACACCCGGGGCCCAATTACACATAAACTATTTGGGGCTAAAATTCCAATAGCTGCCGCCGCAGTATCCGGTGAAGTGAACGGATAATTAATGTCGTTGTTAAAATTGAAGATCTGGTAACTCTTTGGGCCAAGTGTCCAAACTCGCGATCCTGTCCCTGCCATAGCCGTTATGTTATCCGGCATCCACTCAGCATAAGTGATCCAACCAGAGCCTTCATATTTTACGGTCTGGAAAATGTCATAATCAATGTCACCTTCAGTTGTTGTCGTTTCAAAAGGGTATTGATACGACATGAAAAAAGCGTCAGTTTGAGAGTCATTGACTAGTAAATAGCCGTACAAATATGCGCAATGTGTCGGTAAAATGTATTGGCTTTGTGCATTTTGTGGAAGTTGAATACTTCTCCATGTGCTTGAAATCGTTGACGCGGGCTCTACAGTTGAGCAAGAAAATACGTTGGACCCATCGCAAACGACAAGTTGCGGGAATGCGGTTCCTTCGCCTCCAGTTTCGACCATCGAAACAGGGGTGGACGTATTTGATACCGTACCGACGACGGTTTTTTCAACAATACCAGTATCAGTATTCTTATCAATTACATACAACGTTGTACCAAAACAAACAAATAAACGAGGTTTCCCATCCGGCCCGCGCGAGCATTCACAACGCCCTCTAGGTGCGCCATCAAATTCAAGAATGGTTTCCATCCCTTGAATGGACCGTAAAATTGAAGAGGAACTAGCCCCTTCACCCTGCGTTTCAAAATACATATTTTGGCAATGCGACATATTAATCACGTTCATATTGCTATGACGTGACCCGCCGACTATGTTTTGAATTATTTGCTGGGTAGACATTAACGCATCCAAGAGCCAGAATTAAAATCGGCTAAAGAAGATCCACGATTGAATCCGAAAGTGTTTGAAAGAATTATTCGATTGGCTGCATTTTTTGCAGTGATGTTTGAAATCGCAGCCGCAAGCTCCGAAGCTATATACTGCTTCATCGCATCGTCTTTTCTTGGGTAGTAGGTGAGCAGCTTATCGGAAAGCCCTAGAGTCCAAAGTTCTCTGTATTCATCTCCGATTGCATATTCTGAATTTTCGCTTACAATTACCTTTTCATTGTAGTAGACTTCCATTTGTTCACCAACACAAGAGGTTGGAAAATTTAACGCAAACTGAAGATCGTTAATTTGTCTCCAAGAGAAAACGCCGGATCTACCAGAAAAAGCAAGAAAATCTTGGAATGAAACAAATGTCATTTCATAAATGCAGTCACCACTTAAAGAATTTTTGAGATATGCTTTTTGAATTGTGGAGCAGTTAGGAGCGGAAACATCATTAAGAATCGACCTTGCGGAGTCATTCGTTCCTAGCGTCATATCGACGGCAGCAACAAAGTTTACTTTTTGCTGGGTGAAAGTCAAATAATTTCGAATGTTGTATTGAGAGACCAATCCCTTCAATAACGAAAGTCCCATAGTAAAAAAATCACCGGGAAGTCCGTTCGAGGCGTTTGGGAAAATACCCGTTCTATCGTACGAATCAATAACAATATCTTTCGCAGTGAACATGACGACCTCAATAATTAAAGTAAAGAACTGGGGTAAGCGAAGCCTCCCCCAGAACCCGAGCACACAAATTAATCACGAGGCAAGTAAGCGCAAGCGACAAGACGTTCGTCAGCAATGCCAGCTAGGAAGTCGATGTCCCAACGGGTGATGTTCGAGAACGCGGTACCGTCACCAAATTCGGTGACCTTGAGCAACACGCCTCCAACCGTTGCGGAGGTGCATTTGGCACCCTGCAAATCGGGAAGTTCGTTGTTATCCCAGTTCATCACATCATTGCAACGAATCTGAGCCACATCGTACTTCGCTTCTGCAGTCAGCGGGCAAGTCAACGCGCCAGCGATTGCGGCGGTTGTGGTAACGCCAGCAATGTAAATGTTACGGGCACCGATGTCTTCGGGGATCAAAGACTGGACAGTAGCAGATACGTTCGTGACACCGTTCAATGTCACTGGGGATTGGAGGATAAAAGAGAACGGAGTATCGGTAGCCATGCCCACCGAGTTACAAGCATATGCACCAGCCATCACGAGAGGGAGACCAGCGGGGAGAACGGCGGTATTTCCAGCGGCGGCATGAATTTGAAGTGTTCCAACGCCAGTCGTAGTCGACGCAGAAGCCACCACAAGATCCACGAAAGCCGTCGCAGCGGGAACCGTTACGGTTGGGCAGTTGGTGACGTCAGCGTATTCTACACCACCAAAACGACCGATGTCGTTTTCACCAAACAACATTTCTCCGTTTTTGGATGGGATAAAAACCATGCCATTCAAAGCATCCACGGTCAAGTTCGCGCTTGCGTTTGACGAAAGATGCCCAAAAAGCTTGGCCCCATTACGAGCACCTTTCAAATGGGCAGAAGCCTTGGAAAGAGCAGACCATCCATTTGAACCAGTCTTCGGATAGGTTGCGACAGTAGCCTTGAAAAAAGTACGAGCAATAACATCGCTCTGGACTTCTGCGCCGAGGCGAACGGCGTAAGTGTCGGCGACTTCAGTTTTGAAATCACCGATGTCTTTGACCTTTTCCAAAAGAGTAACTTCGACAACTGACTTTTTGTGAGCCAGAGTGAGCTTGACTTCTTTTTCAATGATCGTCTTTCGGTCGGAACCAGTGATGGCAAGACCATCGGTTGGGTGGCCAGAGTCCCGAAGGACAAACGTGTAATCGGAGCCACTTTTTTTGCCAGAAAGTTGGTCTGCAAAGTGCGGCATGGAAGCCTTAAGGTAAGGCATTGCATCAATCATTTCGGCGATAAAAACTTTGATCGCTTTAGTGTTGATAAAAGTAGACATGAGAAACCTCTGAGGAAAATTTTTTGTTTATTTTCCCCGCACGAAATCAAAAATATCCGATTCCTTTTCGAAGTCATCTGCATCACCACTTCTGTTATTCTGGGCCTTTTGCTGACTACCAAGGATTGGAATCTTTGGCTTGTTGTCCGCTGTGGGCTTGGCTGGTGGCACTACTGTGGCTTGTTTCGAAGGAGTAGGTTGTTTTGAATTTTGGTTACGGAGAAATGATTTCATTCGCTGTTCGAGCGAATAGAGTTCATTTTGTTTCCGGCCCACGTCTCTGATAGAAAGTATTTTTTGCAATGCTTCTGGCTTACGGCAGAAATGCTCGATCAGCTTCGGAGAAATGTCAGAGTCACCCAAGAACGAAGAAACAACTTCATTCTCATGGATCGCTTTTACAACTCCATTACTTTGTCCGATGCCCCAGGCTTCAAGAAAACGTTTTTGGTTTTCCTCAGTCGGATAATGAGTCTCGAACTTTTCTTGTTCACGCTGAGCGTTTAATTCGCTTTGCTCTTCGCTAAGCTCTTTGCTTTTGCTCTCCAACGCTTTCTTATTTTGGATAGCCTCGGCTCTTGCATCGAAATACTCATCTTCCGATTTAAACTCTTCCTTTTTTGGAATCGCTTTTCCGGACTGACTTTTTAACTCTGCAATCTGGGCTTCCAAAGCTTGAATGCGCCTTTGGCTTTTTGCTTTGATCTCAGCAAATGCGTGATCAATTTTCTGCTGCTTCGAAAAAACTTTTTTCTCTAGTGGCTGTTGGCCTTCACTATGACCGCCGTCGGCTCCTTTTTCCTGTAAGCCTTCCTCAGGTTTCGCTGGTTCAGCTGTCGGCGTTTCCTTGCTGCCACCAGTTGGACTTGCAGGAGGAACTACACTTTCGCCAGACGCAACTCCGGCTCCAGATTCGCTTCCTGCGGCACCTGTGGAGGTACCTTGTCCAGCTTCCACATCGTCTTCTAGATCTTTTTCAGATACTACAAGCATTTAAACCTCATTTATTTTTTCATGGAGAGTTCCATGATGCTATTTAAGAATATACTTTTTGCTTACAAACTAACTGAATCACGATTACGCATTAACTAATTTAGGGGTCTTTGTGGAAGCATCCCATTTTTTGAGCCGCCCCTTTCGAATTGCCAAACGACCGTGAATTTTTAGCGTGTTGTTGTAATATTTTCCAAGGCTCGAACTCGTGATAAAGTCATTCCAAAGATCGCGGCTCATCGGCCTTGAATAAGTTGTCCGTCCATTTCTGAATTTATAGTTCAGGGTTTTCATCATTGGATTGTAAACGATCCGCTCGAACGCTGTAGATGTTGGGTAAACGGCTTTACGAAAAGAGTTTTCATAAGGAGCCCACTCTTTAGCGGGCTGTCGATATGGTGGCTTACCCGTAGCACTCCAAGGCGTTGCTGGCACATACGGCTGCAATCGGCCATTGATAAGCTGAGGGTTCGGATCCTGCAACATCAAGTAACGACGCATCGTTTTATTGTACGAATTATTTCGTATGTTACGCATGAAGCCTACATCAAGACTCATACATTCTCCTGCGTGACCATTTCTTCGGGTGCTTCGCTAGACTCTGCAATTCCATATATAACCTTATTGTTTTCCATTATGGAGTTGTTTATTTCCTTCTGCGCATCAAGTCTAAGATTTTGCTGCTTGATTTGGAAATTATTTGCAATCTCTTTATCTTTAAGTTCAAGCTCTGCAAATTTTAGATTTGTTTCAGTTTCATTTTGCATGATAGCTTTAGACATATCTAATTGACGCGCTTCACGGTTATCAAGTAACGAAATATTTAAGGTTTCATTTTCTTTTCTCAACCCTTCAATAGTTTCTTTAGATGTTTCAAGCTCTTGCATAACAGAATCTGTAAGCTGTTGCATCTGCTTCAACTGATGAATAGCCGCTGGGTCTTGAGTCTCTTCCGTGAGTTTAACGCTAGGGTCAAGGTTTGCCACAATGTCGGCCGAGATCTTTTTTCCTAGGTCATCGTCAAGCGAATCGGCATAATATTTTGCGAGCAGAGGCTTTGTCTTTTCATCCATCATGGAGGCCATCATGGATATTTCCTGACGGCGTTTTGAATTTCTGGTAATGACGCTTGGGCCATTTACAAGCTTCACAACAATGTCACCTGGGGCCCCATCGGTCAATAAGTTCAAAAGGCAAATAGAAATATTTCTGCAAACACGTTCGTACGATTCGTAAAAACACGAAACATTGCTTTCGGAATTGGCTTCTTGAACAAGCACTTCCGTTGCTGTCGTGTTGATGTTTTTGATCCCTACAACGCCTTGACTTGGAACTCCAATAACCGAGGACATTAAATTTGCGGAAGTGCTTAACACGCTCATCAAATCGTCGGTGTTAAAAGCTTCGATAATTTGCGTTGGTTTTTCAAACCCATTTTTGTACAAAAATAAAGGCGTGTCACCATCTGCAAGTTTACTAATTTCGTCATGCAATCCTTCGATTGCCTCGGCGACGCAAATGTATCCGGCTTTTACAGATCGATTCAACCGTTCGAACAAGGCCGAATAAGCCAGGTTTGCACCTACCTGCAAATCTTGAACACGATCAATGATTCCAACTGAAACAAATTTATTATCTCGATAAACGATGTATCCAGTCATTTTGAAAACTGGGATCATGGGCAAATTCAAAAGTTCGTATGCAATACATTCCTTTCCGCAGAATTGGAAATATTCAACCTTGCCTTTGTTTTCGTTAAATCCTTTTCGATAGTAAGTGATCAATGGAACTGAATCTTCTGGAATTATCCATTGCGATGGAAAAGCTTCTGTTATGCCTGTAGGCAAAACGGTATTCTCTCCAAAGTCTCTTTTTGCTTTTCGTTTGGAAACGTAATTAATGATCGCACACCCTTCGGCATCGGACTTATCGTCCTTTATGCAATCTCGATCAAATGCTACTTTTGAAATATCCCGAAGCGATTCAATTACATATTTTGCTTCGCCGGTGATTTCGTCCATTACGGTGGTCAAAAGAACGACTCCAATCCCAGTCACTATCGCGCTGTCAATCCCCTGCATCATCTGCGATTTGTAATCGTTGTCAGCCTCGATTGTATCAAATGTCTTTTGGTATTGTTCTAAAGATTGCAAAGAGCCAGATTCACCAAGAGTAGAGCTTCTTGCCAGTTCTGAATGATACGGGGATTTTGACGCTGCGGATTTAATAGATTGCACATATTTTGGAAGCTCACTAAAGCTTTTGTTTATGCGCTTTCCCCGGTGAAGATCGTCTTTGATTGTTGAAAATTGATCCCCGCTGTAAAACATGAGGTGTTCTTTTGCGCGTTGAACATCTTTTGAATTTGAGTCGGAAGAGTTTTTGATGAACTCTCGGCACTCTTGGTAGTCTGCATAATAGTCTTTTGTAGGGTCAACAGCCATTAAAATACCTCTTTTAAGAATATACCTTACCGAATTCCGGCAATTAGATTTTTGTAATAATCGACGCTCTTTACCATTGTATTTGGTACAAATTCATCCCAGAAGCTAACGGCAAATTCATCCGATGTATCGCACGACCTACCCAAAATTGTTTTGACACTCTTTTTTGGAACCAATGCGCGTCGGCCCTTTCCGTCAATGATCCATTGCTGGGCTCGCAACTCTTCGATCAAAACAGGATCATTGATATAGAACCCAGCCTTAACAGCTTTGGCCGCACGATCGTAAATATATGCCCTGTTGTTTGCAAATGTGGGGTCTGGGCTCGCTGCCCCAAAATTGACTGCACACAAATTATCATGAGTTCCCTTCGCTGCATCTTCAAAACCAATGTGGAAACCACCCGTAGAATCGTACTTGATCTTTTTGATGTTTTGTTTTCCGTACTTTGTTTCCAGCTTGTAGAAATTGCTCATTATCTCGCTTGTGTCTGCCAGGCCAAGAACTATTTTTTCAAGCACACGGTTATTGTTTCGTAGCCCCATGATCGTTGAGTCAACTCCGTCGCGTGCAAAGTCAATGGATAGGACCAGGTGAGGAAAAAGGTGAAGCAAAATATGTAAT